GATGGTCTTTGATGGGCACGGCCACGCCCAGCACGTCCAGATTTTCGGCCTCCATTTCGTCGATCAGCGTATCCAGCCAGAATTCTTCGGGGCCGATGTCATCGTGCAGCATGGCAAAAAAATCCAGACGTTCGCCGCCATGCACCAGATTCAGACCGACGCACCACAACTGATTAAAATTCGAACACAGCAGCGAACCGATGGCCTGCCAGTTGTTGACTTCGCGCATATCGCGGCAGGCGCGCCAGAACCCGCGCCCGGCCCCGGCCGTCTGCCGGCCGTGGCTGGGCATTCCCAACAGAATTTTTCGGTCACCAGTCATTCGTCACGGGGTCCCGTCGGCCTTGACCGCTGCGCGGAATTCCTGCAGGGCCACGCCGATGTCACTGAAACCACGCATCTGCATTCCCAACACGTTGAAATCGGCGTCCGCACTCTGCACGGTCGGTTCGACGCGGCCGTTCAGCGCGGCGATTTCAACCATCGGCAGAACGGCCGGGTCGGCCAGCATGTACCAGGCGACGCCGCTGTTCCCCGTGTAGACCGTGTTGGACATATACGGGGACGATTCGATGCGGAACCGGTCGCGCCAGATATTCGCATCGCCCTGCGTGGTGGTGTTGCCGGTTATCAGCCGTTCGGAATTCATCAGCGTGGCCGCAGCCGCGCGCTGCGCGATGGGCACCACGATGATGGCCGGCTGGATGCCCAGCGGGTAACCGTCGGGATCGACTTGGGCCATGAAAAGCGCCTCTGTCGTGGCCAGCCCGGCCGTCGTCATATCGCCGACGCCCGTATTGTTGTTTTTGTTCCCGGCAGAGAAAAACCCCGCCGCCTCTGCGCCCAGGAAGATCGTCCAGAAAATATCGTTCAGTTTCAGGCCGGCGCCACGGCCCAGCTTGAAGGGCACCTCCGTCAGCGCGCCCAGATCGTCGTTGATGATGTCCGTCCGCGTGACGGCCAGCATACGGGCGTACGTGTTGGCCTGATTGTTGTAGACCGTTTCGCCCAGCGTCCCGTGTTTGATTTCGCCGCCGGGTCCGACCTGCTGATACATCACGTCGCCGGTCAGCGAAACCGTCGTGATCTGTTTGAAGTCACGGACGGGGCGAATTTTGGCGATGCGCAGGGGCGTCAGGTCTACGGCGTTCCAGCCGTTCATCAGAAATTTATTCGCCACGTTCGACAGCGTGGTGGAAATGCTGATGGTGGAAAACCCGGTGGTCGCCTGCAGCCGGTTCGGCGCGATCATCCCGAACGCGGCCCGCTGCACCTCGATTGTCACCTCACTGGCATAGTTCCCCCGGTAACCGTTGGCCTCTGCGCAGATCAGCATCAGTTGCCGCAGGCCGATGCCGTGCGGGAACTGATCGTGTGCGGCCTGCAACGTCTGGTCGTCATACAGTTTTTCGTAATTCTCCAGTCGGCCCGTCGCGCAAATTGCCGCCTCCAGAACGCGGTTCGTCATCTGCGGGCGCCCGTTGATGGCGCTGGGCCGGTACACGGGGGCCTGCACGCGGGTTGCCTTCAGGAGTTCGTGTTCGTATTTGTCGGCCGACCATTTCGCCGCAGCGGCGGCGCCGGCCAGCGTTTCGATTTTGGCAATCATGTCCGGGGCGATGCCCGGCGACTCTGCCAGAAAACGCGCCGTGACGTCGGCAATCATTTCCCGCCGTTCGTTGTCGGCCCGCGCCTCTGCCAGCAGCGTGTCAACGTCGGACCGCCGGGCCGGCTGGGCCACGGGGGGCGGCGCCGTTTCGGCTTTCCACGCCGCCGCCAGGGGTTTCAGTTGCTGTTCGGTCATCGTGTCCACAGCGGTGTAGCCGTTCGATTCCAGCCACGCTTTGAAATTGGCGTCCACGGTCGTGTCCTTTCGCGGGGGGGATGATGCGGCCACAGCCGCCGACGTTTTGCTGTCAGCGCCGATTGCCACGAACGAAACCTCTTTCAGCGTGGTTTCGCGCGCGATAATCAGCGGGCCGGTCACCTCCCGGCCGTTGACCTGCGTTTTCTTCCCGCCCTCCAAAAATTCACGCCGCGTCACGTTGGCCCCGATGGATGCCTGCCAGCGAAAACCATCCTTTGCCAGCGCGACGACTTTGGTTGCCTCCGGCGAATTGCCCATGACGTCGCCGCTGATGCGAATGGCGCCGGCGTCCACAATCGCCACGCCCTGCCCCACGATCTGGGCCGTGTCATGGTCCAGCAGGATGGGCAGCGCGTCGTTTTCAGTTTTCACGCCCGCCAGGTCCACCACGACCGGCGACCAGTACCCGGCCACGCTCATGGGCGCGCCGGTATATGCCAGCATTTCAAACGTCGGTTTGCGCGGGGGCTGCCCCTCGACTGCGGCGGCAGCCGCGATCGTGACCGGCGCGGTAAATGTCAGCGGTTCAGCCATTGTGGAACGCCCACGGGAAAAACATGCCCAGAAATTTTTCGATGGCCGGCCATCCCTTGCCGTGGGCCTGCACCACGGCGGCGGCGGCGGCGGTTTCCTCCTGCACGTTGCGTACAGCGTCCTCCAGATCGCGCGGCGCCGGCGCACCGGGCTGGCCCGGCTGCCCCGGTGCGCCGGTCTGGCCGGGCACGGGCACGCCCAGTTCGCGGCACAGTTCCAGTTCGCGGGCGCGCTGCCGCAATGCGGCCTCCCAGTCCATCCCCTTGCGCGCGTAGATCGCGGCCAGCGTCGTGGCGCCGCTTTCCAGATCGGTCTGGTCGGCTTTCGACTCTTTCAACGGGTCGATGTATTCTTCGCCGTCCCACGTCCAGCAGTGTGTCGGCAGTTCGTCGGGGGACCCGTCGGGCAGATAGTTGCGGGCGCGGATGGCCTCCGCGTACCAGTTCGCGGCCAGCACTTCCAGCGCGGCCTGTTCGATGTAGGCGCGCTCGACTTTCAGGGATTTGAAATACGTCCGATGGTCCAGCCGGCCGGATGAATAGTTGTAGGATGACGAATCGCCGGCCGCGATGTTGTACGGCATGTTCAGGCAGCGCGCGATTTCCGCCAGCACTTCGCGCTTGAACGCCTGATACGTGTCCGTCGGCTGTTCGGCTTTTAGTTGCGACATTTTGTAACCGGCGGGCAGGGTCATCCCCATGCCGCGTTCGGTGTCCAGAACGTCCCACGCCGCGCCCAGTTCCATGTCGCTTGGGGGCTGTTGCGTTTCCAGCAGCCAGGACGGAATTGCGGCTGACTCTGCGGCCCGCAAAACGGCCAGCGTGTATTTCCGCAACTGACTGAACACGGGCAGCGCGGGCGTGATTTCTGGGACGCCGCGATACTGGCCGGGCCGATCCGAATTAAACAGATGGATGATCTGGTCAGCCGGGATGATGTCGGCTTTCAGAACCATCGTCTGGAAATTTTCGCCGGGATGTTCGCGCAGCACGTTGTACGCGGTGACGTTTCCGAAATCGTCCACGTACAGACCATCCAGCAGGTTCAACAGCGACGTGTCGAATATTGTGGTCGCCACCATGTCGGCTTCAAACACGTTGAAATCGACGCGCACCGGATAGCGCTGCCGGCCGTTCACGAAAATCTGCGCAAAGGTTTCGCCGTCGCGCGCTTTGGCCTGCCGCATCAGCCGCAGTTTTTGCGTCAGCCGCACGACCATGCACCATTCGCGGAACCGTTCCTCGATTTCCGTTGCCACCTCTGACGGGATTTCGTCATCCACAATCTGCAGGTCGGGGCCGGTTCCGATCGTGTCGTTGGCCAGCGTTCGAATCATGCCCGACGCATAACTGTTGTTCGCGCATTCGTAACGGCTGCGACTCCGCAGCGTCCGCCGCGTGCCAGGGTCCAGTTCGCTGTTCGGTCCCAGATAGTCGGCGTTGGCCCAGTAGCGCGTGTTTTCGTTCGTGGTCTGCACCGCGTCGAACCGGGCACGCAGCCGGGCCATCGCGCTGCGTTCCTGTTCGCGCGCCTGTTGGCGCGCCTGTTCGCGCATCGTCGGCAGCGGGGCGCCGCGATGGTCCAGCAGCCGGACGGGGACAGACATCAAACGGCCCCCTGCGGTCGCGTGGACCAGAACCGGACGCCCAGACCTTTGTTCTGGCCCGTGGTCGGGGGGGCTGCGGCCTCTGCCTCATCCAGAAATCGCGCCGCTGCGATCAGGTCGGGCAGCGGATGCGCTTTGGCCTGCCGGTCGCCGATTGTGACGGACTGCGGACCAGCCAGCGCGGTTTCGATGATGTCGGACGTATCGGCCATGCCTGCTAATTTCAGGCGTGGCCGGCTGGGCCTTACAGATCAGGCGGGCACAATTCCAGAATTGCCGCGCGAAAACCGTACAGTTCTGTACTTTCGGCGTCGCGCGCAGAAAAATGCCGGCTGCGGCCACGCGCCAGCAGCCGGCACCTGCGTGGTTCATTCTTCACGAATCAGGTCCACGCTGGGCGCGTCCGGCGCCCCCGGTGCGATCGTGTCCGTGGCCGTGAATTCGTATGCCTTACTGGCCGGGCTGCGGTTGCCCGCATCGTCTACCAGAACGCAGGTCAGCGAAACCAGATCGTTGTCGTTCGCCTTGATTTCGGCCTGCGGTCCGCCGGCGTCCTGCGTCACGACCTGATCGGGCTGGCCGGAAATGTGCGCCGTGAATTCGTACTGGGCCACGTCCGGCGCGGTCGCCGCCGGCGGGTTGCAACCATAAACTAACATCGTTTTCCCCTCCTCTCGCAACAGGGTAGCCGTTGGCGGAACCGGCGGCGCCGGAAACATCCGCATAACGCGCGACATCACGACCGCGTACCCGGCCGGGTTGTTTTCAAAAACCCACGTCAGCCAGTACGTCAGCCACTGCAGAAATTTCGTTTTCATTCTTCGGCGCCCTCCCGTGACCAGAATTCCCGTGCGCAGTATCGGCAGCGACGCCGCCGCCGTGTGCAGCGGCCGATGGCCCGCGTAAACAACACCACGCTGTCACGACACGCGCATTCTGGGCAGGCCGGCGCCGTGGTCCGTGCCCGCGTGGGCGCCGGCGCCGTGAAATGTTCCAGTTCCAGTTCCGGCGCCAGCAGCGGGGGCGGGTCGGCGATGAACAGGTTCGTCGGTTCGCCACGCGCTTTCACCGTGTCGGTTGTTTTAGGTTTTCTGGCCACTCCCGCGACTCCGTGCGGCTGCCTGCTGCGCCGCAAAACTCACTTGGCGCGGTCCGTCGAACGCCTTGACGGGCTGGCCCGTCAGACTGCAGCCCAGCAGGGACGCCGCGCAGGTCGCCCCCGTCAGGCAGTCGAACCAGTGATTGTCACGCCGGCCGGGTTTCGGCGACCATTCGGTGACCTGCCGCCCCCGGCCGAACGTGTTGACGCAGGATTCTGACGTCAGTTGATCGGCGAACATGCGATGGCGGACCGGTTCACGGCCGAACAGCGACAGGCAGCCCGACGCGCCCAGGGGCGCCGCCAGCCGGCCCATGACAAAAGTTTTCCAGTTGTTCGTGTCGATCAGCAGGTGGCGGATGGATCGGCCCGGCGTGGTCTGGATGCGGCAGTGTATGCCCAGCTTTTCGCCGGGGCGCTTTTCGTATTCGTTCAACGGTTTGTTTCCGGCCTTGACGCCGAACCCTTTGGCCGGCATGACCAGCGCCGCGAATTTCGTGGCCCGGCAGAACTGATGGACCACGTCGGTCTGGTAACCCTCATCGACCAGCAGGCGTTCGATTTTCAGGTCGGTCCCGTCCTGCCGGCCCCACGTGCGCGTCAACAGTTCGTTCGTCAGGGCCTCCAGCCCCGCGTATATGGCTGCCTCCTCCGATCGGCCCCGGAACACGTGCGACAGTTTCGTGGTCAGTTCGTCCAGCCGGAAATAGGACCGCCCCTGATCGGGCCAGGTCCCGTAGTGAATCAC